GAACCGGGTACCTGTTGCTCACAGTATTCGGTAGCCGCCTTGACGTAGGACCGGATCAGTTGATCGTCATCGTCACTCGTGACGCGGAGGTGATCCTTTGCTTCGGCCAGGCTGATCGGTTCGCTTGTCGCAGATGTTACTTTTTCTAACACGTTTGCTATTTCCCGGGACTGGAGCCATTGCTGTTTCGATAATTTCCGCGTGTCCGCTTTCAATTAACGGACCTGCCTGATCGCTGGTCATCTCGTAGACTCCGCCGACCTTGAGAGCCCAGAGCCTATCTTCTGTCGGCTTCTTTAGAATTCTGACGTTCGGCATATTAGATCCATTGTCTGAAATACTTGCAGTCTTCCTGTGCGCCCATGATGGCGATCATCTTCTCGTGTGCTTCTTTGGCGGCCGACTGTGCTTTGTTCGCATCACCAGCCGCTCGCTCTCGTCGCTCGTCCATCTTCGCTAACAGTTCCGGCGTTCCTTCGCCGTTCAGCAAGTGCTTGAGCTGATCGACTTCATCCGCCGCCGCACTCGCTGCTGCGTGGTATCGACCGCTCAGCTCCGCCTCTTGCTTCGCCTGGCTCAACCGCTGCGCCAGTTCTTTCTCTCGGCAGTTGAGCTTGATCTTTAACGCACCTGCGCCCTCAAAGGCGTAAAGGTATTCTGTCTTTAGCAGGTCGCTCTGATCTGGGATAAAGACCTCGATGCCCATGCCACGAGCCAGACCCAGCCACCACTCGCAACTCGGTCGCTGGGCTCCGAACTCTTCCTCGGCGGCCATGTCTACGCCGTACAGCGAGATGTGGGTGGCACCTTCAAAGATCGCCAGCGCGATCATGTAGCTGATGGTATTCGTCAAGTATTTACCAAACCGCTCGGTCACTTCTTGCAGCGGGTAAGGTTGCCCGACGTCTTCATCTTGAGCAACCACCGGGATGTCCAGACTCTTGAGCCAGGTTCGATACATCCCGACTTGTTGCTCGCTGAGCTTCGTTCGCAGTTCAGGACCGTCGAACTTATGCAATTCAAAGAACCGATCGATACGAGGCAGCTCACAGAATGTCTGCTTCTCTAAATCGAGGCAAGGCGAGCAGGCCCATATCTGCCACTCGTCGTTATCGAATGGCGCAAGGTATCGGCTGCTCGGTGCTGTTCCTAAAATCGCGATCTTCATTTGTATTGGGCCTTTCAATAAACCCCGCGCCACTGAACTGGAAAGGCCGAAACAGCCCAGCGGCGCGAGGCAGGGGGTCAAAGTTACGTCGTCCGTAATGCAACCACCGGGGCGGATGCAGTTGCCGAAGTCGAGAACAGGATCGCCGCGTCGTGACGCGAGAAACAAGTCCAGGCCACTTCATCACTCAACGCCAGACGCTCATCTAAACGACGCAAGCGAACGCTCGCCACGTCTCGGATGATATGCTTCGAGAAGTCGCCAGCGACTATGATCTTAGTCGTGTCGTTGGTACTGCTCGACGTCATGCTCTGGTTGATGTTGATGCGGTGTCCGAGAAGCTGCGTTCCCTCGATCCCATCGCGAGCCGAAATGGCCCAGATCGGATTGCCTTGAGAATCCACGAGAGCCCTTACCTCTGAAAGCAGGCCGTCGCTCATCTGAAAAGCGAAGTTCGGGCTTGCTCTGTAGGCCGGGTCTACTGAATGCAGAAGGTCGACTAGCTTCGCATAACTCACGTCGCCGGAGGTTGAACCGGTAACCGTTGCCACCGCTCCGTGAACTGCACCTTTAGGCTGACTTGAGCCCGTTCCTGTGGTGAAGTAATCGTTGGTGCCGCGTGCCACTCGTTCGCCCATCGCAGAGCCTACATAAGCGGCGACGTCAATGGCACTATCTTCAAGAAGTTCCGAAGATGCCACCACATAGCTCGCGAACTTATAAGCTCCGAGCGTGGTCTTGCTGAAGTCAAGACTCGCAATCGTGACGGTACTCGCTTCGGTGAGAAGCGTTGCTTTCTCGGTGGTGTCGTCAGTCTGCGGTATCGGAAGGTCAGCACCGTTAGCGGTGCGGATCACTCGGGATACATTACGCTGGCCACCATGTGCCAACAGTGCAGACTCAAGGGTACCGGCGAGAGAAACATCGTCGGCGACCAGGTTGCCGCCCATCGCAGCGGTCAGGCTCTGTGCCGTTGTCGCTCGATATGTCAGGTTCTCATTGATCACGCGGCGGAGTTCTTCTTGGTCCCTCGGTGCCTGGGGCAGGAGGCTGAACTCGATCTCACGCTGATGGATATCGACACCGCATGCTTTCGCATGTTCGCGCCATTCATCCTTCATCGCAGACGGTCGATCACCAAAGCACCAGGCCCGGAGTGCGTTGTGTCGCATCTCGGTGGTGATGATGTTCTTCGTCTGTGCTGCCTTCTGCTCGGCGTGACGTCGCTCGTCAACACCGGCGGAAATAGCATCAGCCAGTGAGGCCGCCTTCTCGTCACGCTCTTGGTCAGCAGCTTTCTGGGAAAGGCTGTTGAGCTCTTTCTCCATGCTATCGAATTTCTCGCGCTGCTCTGGCGACCATTTGCCATTCGCTTCTTTGACAAGCTCTCGCATTTTCTCGGCAACGGGTTGCCGTGCGCGCTTGGTTTCGTTTGATTTGCTCATTGCAAACTTTCTGTCTTTAGGTAACAGGCATCCAACAAAAAAAGGTAGCGATGCCTGTGGGTCCGTAAAAAGATCCACAACCAACGCCACCTTCTGTGAGATGTTCGCAGGTTTCTAAACTAAGTGACCCGGCGAGGCTTGGCTCCTCCGACCCGCTTAGGTGTTTATTTGTACACTATTCAAGGCCAGCTGTCAACTCAGCGAGACGAGCCCGGCGGTCCCGGTCTTCGTTTTCTTTCTCGACTTCCGCCGCCTTCGCCTTGAGTTCTGCGGCTTCTTCTTCTGCACGCCATGCGGCATGGGATGCCCGCAGCTCGGCACCATACCGAGCGTTCACAGTCGTCGCTTTGTACGCCGGCGAGGTGACCGGTGATACATCAACGAGCCGCTCCACTTTGGTGACCTCGCGGATCTGCCGGCCGTCCTCTTTCCGCCATGTCTCGCCGTCTTTCGCGACGGAGAAGGCGAACGAAGATCCAGCGAAGTTGCCCGACTTAGCGTTGGCTATGGCGTCCCGCCCGGCGGTGGTGTCAACCGGTGCGGCCCGGTAGTGCAGGCCGTCGGCATCAGACCAGACCGTCAGTGTGTCCGCAGTGTTATTTTTTCTGGCGAAAACCAGGCTGGGATCATGGTTGATAGCGCAATAAATATCCGCCTCGGCAAGTGCTTCGTCAAAGCATCCAGGCATGAGCCGCTCGGTAGCATCGAGGCCATACGCAGCCAGGTTGTACTCTGTCCCGGCTTCGCCTTTGCGGTAGATGACCGCAGCGGTCCCGGTGATCGTCGCCGGCTCGTGTGCTTCTTGGCGCATCTCAACCGCGCCGGGTTGTAGTCTTCGTTCCATCTCTAGACCTCCGAGATAATTGTTTTAATTCTGTTGATTAGTGTGGTGCTGACATCAGCCACCCGAATCGGTAGCTCGTCAGGTTGACAGTCAGTGGCGGCTAGGTACGTCTCGCGAAGTATATCAAAAAGTCTGTTCACGATGGACAGATGCAATTCTGAGGCGTCGCGGTTGCTGGCGGCGGCCACGATCGCAGATCCCGCCTGTATATTCTCCGCCACAATGCGGCGGTGACGCTGGTTGATGTTCTCGATCCATTCGATAAAGACATCCGGTTCTTTCGCTCGCTTCTTGGCATCGACTGCGATGCGTTCAATGCCGCGCCGCATCTCATGCGCCAGGACGTGGTGAGCCGCTTCGAGGATGTCAGCGGTCGGTGGTTGCGATGGCTCAGGTGCCGCGTCGCCGAGAACTCCCATGTTGAGCGGGATGCGGAACTTGTCGCCGTCGCCGCTCGGTAGCGGTGGCATGTTTAACTTGTTACGCGCCTCGTTCAATGAGAGCAGACCGTTATTAACCTGGCCAACAAGTGCGTTGACGAATGTCGTAAGATCCGGTCGCTCTACGCTTTCCTTGTTGAACTCGACGGTATGCGAACGAGCCGCTCGCTCTTGTGGTGTCAGCAGCTTGAGCTTGCACTCTTCTTCCCAGTTGCTCATCGGGTCCGCTAGGTCTCGCAAGAACGTCCGGTTCTCGGCTTCAAG